ATTACTCTTTATTACGCTCCATCGCTTCCCCTTGTTTGGACCGTTTCCACTGGCTGAAGCACATCGCCTGTATCTGTTCTTTCTTTCGCTTGGTGTCCTTCTTTTCAAGGTCGCTGATGCAGCGGCTGATAAACTTCTCCTTTTTTTCGTTTTTGCTTGGTTTTGGTACCGGCATAATTATTATTGAACGGGAACGCTTTGAAGCAAATTGTTCGCTCCCGCCTGTTCGGCATCCTTCGGTTTCGCCTGTCCGCCGCCTTGCTGCCCTTGCGCTTCTTGCTGCTGCTGTTGCTGCTGTTGCTGCTGTCCCAGCTCGGGGAACAATGCTTGCGGTTGTGCGTTCCAAAGGAACATCTGCTTGGCGCTTTCGCGCGGGTTCGGCATATCGAGGCGGGAATGCAAAGTGATCGGGTCTATCGCTTGTGCGCTCCACAGGTCTATCGCTTCATTGCGCTTCGTGAGCGGGTCTTTCGGTATCATCGAGCCCTCTTTGACGCTTACCACGAGACGGCGGTCAATATCCTGTGACGCAAGTTGAATATACTCAACGGCGCTTGCCTGCCCAATGATCGAACCGACCCGCGGCTGGTCGTAATACACCATTATCATCTGCACCATCAGGTTAAAGATACGATCGGCAAATTGCTCAATATATTCGGCAACGCCTCCACCGACACGACTCTCATCCTGCTGCTTAGAAAGAATTTTACCTCGTACGGTCTCCTGTGAAGCAACGCCCTGCGCCGTGGTGCCGCGAACACCGAAGATATTACGCAGTTCATTCCGTGCGTCCTGCAACTGATTGAATACATCGGCGGGAAGACCGGTGCCCGTGATGCGATCAACTGCGCCGCGTACGTCTCCTTGCGGTATCCATACGCCCCAACCCTTACGGAATGCTTCGATCGCCTTACCTGCTTGCGCCTTGGTCAATCCCGCACGCTGGCCGGAGATCGCCCATCCGCCGTTCATATCATCCACATTACGGTCTATCTGGCGTTGGCGCTTGTTAATAAGGTCCTGAAGTGAAAGGTTCTGCTCCACAAGGTTCGTATCATCGTGCGGATGAAGTCCGAGATTGAACACCGAAAGGAACGCATACGGGAACTGTGGCGTTTTGAAGTGGTTGCGCGCCTGACGCGTGACCGGTGTCTCATTCCCGAACTCATCCACTTCGGTGGTCTCTTCTTCATAATTCCAGTGCGGGTTGCGCGCCTTAGCGAGCACTTCATTCTTCAACGTCCAGAACACGATCTCGCCATAATCAGCCCACCATTCGGTGTATTGTACTTGCGTACCCATTTTTCCTTGCACCACTTCACGAATGTGTGATTTCGCGTTCGGGAACTTATCCGCGAGATTGGCGGCGGTGTCCTTTTTCACCTCACCAATATATGAACCGGTGTACATTCCGCCTTCGGTAATGGTCGCATCCGGGTCAAGGATCATCTTTTGCGGGCGTATCACCGACATTGCAATATCATCCTCTGCGTTGTCCCACGACATTTTCACAATGCCGAGGTAATACAGCGCCCAGTTGCGCGTCGCCGCTTTGATTTTAAGGCGCACCCGAAGCGTGTCGGACAAATGTACAAGCATACCGCGCACTTTCTCCGATAGCTCGTTGCCCGCATCCGTGTTATCGGCGGTGACAACGGGTTCCGGGTTCTGTTGCGTCGCCTGCGGCAGGAACGTCTCCAGTGCTTCGTATAAGATATTATCTGTCAAAGAGCGCTCAGTCACGTCCGACTGAAGCATTTGTTCCGCCTGTTCTCCCTTCCAATACTTTTCGTTCGTCTCCTGTTTCTTGCGGATATTCTTTTCATAATCCGGCTCCTTCCTCGCGTTCTTCGTCGCCTCCCGTGCCCGCTTTATTGACATCTCTTCCGATTTTTAAGAAATCAGCTATCCTGCTTGTGCTCATACAAAAAGGCGGGAGAGCGCAGACACCGAACTTCAGTGCCTCTGCTCTCCCGCCGTGGGTTTACCGTGGTGAGGGAAATTATTTACACTATAACACCCGCACAATATCACGCAAGTCACTTATCCACAACCTTGCGCTGGTATATCTTCGCTTCGGTTTTTACACTCATCAGTGTTCCGTCTTTATCAAAGTGAAGATATACCGTGCCGTTCTTCATATCGAACGCACCGCATTGAAGGAGTGTTTCAATGTGCTCCCGATGGTCTTCCACGAGTTTTTGGAATTGTGCCTCACTAAAGTACGTCGTCATCGCTCGGAAGTTTGAACTTAGTGCGCGGATCGGGCGCAACCACCGTCCCGTCAAGCCCGACATCCTCTGCCTGCGGTAACTCTTTCGTCCAGTCATCGTTCCCGATAGTCGCTCCTTCGTCGTGTGTCAGGCGTGACATTCCGATACGCCAATATACGGTGGCATGCGCCCAGTGGTCATCGCCGCTTCTAACCCAACGCTTTTTGATAATACCTCGCGTATTTTCTTCTTTCACGCGGGTGAGATTGCTCCAGTGTGCAAAATACTGTTCCCATTCCGATGCGCTACCCTCGATCGGGATGCGTCCGTCGGTGAACTCATCCACCACGAGCTGTATCACACGGTCTCTGTCCGCTACTACGTGCCCTTCTTCATCCTTATCGCCCCACTTGATAAGCTGCAAAGTTTTGCCTTCACTCTCTTTATAAGTACATAAGAAAACGCGGCCGGGGAACTCATCCCGCAGTTGGCGCGGGCCAATAAGGTCTCCTCCTTGGTCGCAGACCACAAAGGAATGCGGCCAGCGGTGAAGCAATGCACGTATCTCATCATAATCGGTCGCCGTATCATAATAGAACAGGCCTTTCTTATTGCCGCAGGTATAATGTATCTTTTTGCCGGTATCCACACCGATAACGACATATTCATCATCCTGTATCATTTCCTGTGTGGCGTTTTGCGCGAAAT